CAATGCGAAGAAGTATCGGTTGAATGTCTTCTGACATTTGATTCTCTTTCTGTTTCAGGCTTCCCAATGAAGCCCTTTGTGTGTATTGTTGCTTTTATGAGAACGGCTAACTCGTTACATTTAAGCGTTACGCTACCCACCGCCCCTTTGTGTGCCCCAATGCTTAAAAAGGCAAAGCTTGTTGAATTAGATTTGGGTATAGGGCCGTGAGTTATGACTTAACGGGGGAACCCAACGAAGGCTTCAAGTTCAACGACACCGCCACCGCCTTAGGTCGATTGATAGCCCCCATTCGTGAAATGACTGCCCAAGAACTTACAAAATTTCCTGAATTTCAAGGTTGGTTTGTTTTAGAAAATCTTGAACCTTCAAAGGTAATTGAATTCCTAAATGTGTACGGACAAATAGGCCTTGCCGATTACGGCAGAAGGGAAAAGTTTAGGTCAGCCATTAGATTGAGCATCCTTCATGGTATTTGCGTTTAGCAATAAGGTAGGCATTGTGAGCGTCTTCTTCCGTTGCGTATGAACCAAGGAATATTTCTTTTTTATCAACAACAATCCTAGCTCGGAACGGCTTTTCTTTACAAGTTCCTTTATTAGAGAAGCTAACACCAAGATAAGACGAAGAAACAGAATTCTTCTTTGCTCTCTTAAGGTTTTGTAGGTTTACAGTCTGTCTTACATCACGCAAATTAACAATCCTGTTATCGTTTTTAACGCCATTGATATGGTCAATGTAATGTGTAGGCATAACTCCATGAACGTATAACCATGCAAGCCTATGGGCTAGGTATATCTTGCCTTCTATCATCACTTGCAAATATCCATCAGGTCTTGGTACACCAGTAATAGAACCAGCTAGGTATTTTCTTTTTGGATGGTTCTTTAATCTAGTAAACAAACCAGTTTCAGGATCATAAGAAACATTTGCTTTAAGAACATCAACAGGCAGAAGACGAGGCATAATTACTCCATTTCACTATTCTTTATAGTGTAATCTATATCCTCTGCTTGGTCAATAACAGTTGGCTCTACTCCTAAACCACTAATTGTGATACTTACAGCACTCCTCTGACTCTTATCCTTCTCAAACATACTCACAGGTAACGTCCTGTCTAAACACATCTTTAAAGCCACCAATTGATGCGGATGCTCATCATTCAAAGCAATCTCAATCACCTTCTGAGCCACATCCTTACCACCAGACCTAATCATCAACTCCTTCAACTCCTTCAACCTCTGATGGTCAGTCTTAGGCAATACAGACGGAGGATTATCAGCAAACCTCTGTATCGTCATCTTCACAGAACCTTTAGGGCGTCCTCTACCTCTTTTTAATTGTTCCACTTTACCCTTTCTTGGAGTGTTTCCATTTTGACTTTTTTTGAGGATAGGGGGCTGATGTTTTCAAGGAAGAATGGGTTAAATATGGGGTTGAGCCTGAGTATGGGAGTTACTTTGTAGCTGTTGACTTAGCGGGATTTGAAGAAGTTGCTAAACAAGCGGCTAACTCTAAGAAGCGGTTGGATGAGTCTGCTATTGCTGTGGTGAAGGTGACGGATGATGGTAAGTGGTTCGTCAAGGAGATTGAGCATGGTAGGTGGGATATTCGGGAGACTGCGGCTAAGATTCTGATGAAGATGAGGGATTACCGCCCTTTGAGTATTGGTATTGAGAAGGGGGCACTGAAGAATGCTGTTTTGCCGTATTTGAGTGATTTGATGAGGAAAAACAATGTGTATAGCCACATCGTTGATTTGACACACGGAAACAGGAAAAAAGCGGATAGAATCATTTGGTCGTTGCAAGGAAGGTTCGAGCATGGGAGAATAGTCCTGAACAGCGAGGAAGAGTGGGATACATTTGTTGACCAACTTCTTATGTTTCCATCGCAGGGCGTTCACGATGACTTACCAGACGCTCTGTCATACATTGACCAGTTAGCAGTCACAACCTATTTTGATGACTCTGATACTGATGACTGGCAGCCAATGGACGTAATTGCAGGAGTGTGAAAATGGATCAAAACGAGTTTTATGAGCCGACAGAGAATGACAAGGAACTAACGGCTTTTGTCGTTGACCATTGTGACCGTTGGAGAGACTATCGCAATGTTAACTTCTTGGATGACTACCTAGAATACGAGCGTATTTTCCGTGGTGAATGGGCGGCAGAGGATAAAACTCGTGATTCCGAGCGCTCTAGAATCGTTACTCCCGCTACACAGCAAGCCGTAGAGACTCGCCATGCCGAGATCATGGAAGCTATCTTTGGTCAAGGTGAGTTCTTTGACATTGAAGACGACCTAAGAGACATTAACGGCAATCCTTTGGATGTTGAGGTACTAAAAGCCCAACTCATGGAGGATTTCAAGCAAGACAAAATCCGTAAATCTATTGACCAGATTGAGTTGATGGCAGAAATCTACGGTACTGGCATCGGTGAGATTGTTGTCAAGACAGAAAAAATCTTTGAACCTGCCACACAAGCTATTCCTGGTCAAATGGGTCAAGCGGCTATCGGTGTTGTTGAGAAAACCCGCATGGCTGTCAAGATCATGCCTGTCAACCCTAAGAACTTCTTGTTCGACCCTAATGGTACGAGCGTAGATGACTGTATGGGTGTGGCTATTGAGAAGTATGTCGGCATCCATAAGATTGTAGAAGGCATTGAGAAGGGTATCTACCGTAAAGTAGACATCACTCCTACCTACGAAGACACAGATTTAGAGCCAACACAAGAGTTGAGCCAATATCGTGATGAAAAAGTCCGTTTGTTGACCTACTACGGCTTAGTTCCTCGTGAATATCTGACAGAAAAAGATGTAGAAGTCGAAGAGTTGTTTCCTGATGACTCAGCAGCAGAAGACTATTCCGACATGGTTGAGGCCATTGTTGTGATTGCCAATGATGGATTGCTTCTCAAAGCAGAAGAAAATCCTTACATGATGAAAGACCGACCAGTCATTTCATACCAAGACGATACTGTCCCTAACCGCCTATTGGGTCGTGGTACGGTAGAGAAGTCTTACAATATGCAAAAGGCTATTGACGCTCAAGTACGTTCACATTTGGACTCTTTGGCGCTCACTACTAGCCCTATGATGGGTATGGATGCTACTCGTCTGCCTCGTGGTGCTAAGTTTGAGGTTAAGCCAGGCAAAGCCTTCATGACCAACGGAAACCCCGCAGAGATTCTGTATCCGTTTAAGTTCGGTGAGACTAGCCTGAATAACCTGAATACTGCTAAAGAGTTTGAGCGTATGCTCCTTCAGGCTACTGGCACTTTGGACAGCCAAGGCATGGTAAGTCAAGGTAGTCGTGATGGCGCTGGCATGAGCATGGCAGTTGCTACGATTATTAAGAAGTACAAGCGTACTTTGGTTAACTTCCAAGAAGATTTCTTGATTCCGTTCATCCAGAAGGCGGCATTCCGCTATATGCAGTTTGACCCAGAGCGGTATCCTTCTGTGGATATGAAGTTCATTCCTACTGCTACTTTGGGCATTATTGCTCGTGAGTACGAACAACAGCAGTTTATTGGTTTGTTGCAGACTCTTGGTCCTAATACGCCAGTTCTACCGTTGATTCTTAAAGGTATCTTGGGCAATTCAAGCCTGAGTAACCGTTATGAGTTGATTGGTGCTTTGGACAAGATGAGTCAACCTGATCCACAAGCTCAAGAGATGCAACAAGTTCAGCAGCAGTTGGCATTGCAAGCGGCACAGGCTCAGATTGCTGTTCAAACAACACAAGCAGAGCAGAATCGTGCAGAGGCTACCAAGCTGATGACAGAGGCTCAATTGATGCCTCAAGAAGTACAGGCAAAAGTGATTGCTTCTACTACTAAAAACCTTCCTCAAGGCAATGAGTCAAATGAGTTTGACAAGCGAGTAAAGATTGCTGAGTTAATGCTCAAGGAAGCAGACATTAAAAACAAGAGTAAGATTGTTGAGTTGCAGATGAACAATGCAAAGAACAATGTTGTTGATGTTGAAAACGACTTTCTCGAAACTTTGAACACGGAGTTGCAAAATGGCAATCGATAAAATTTTTGATAACGCATCAGTAGATGGTATTGCTGATAATTTATTCAATTCTGTTAGCAACTCTGTTTCAGAGATCAAGGCAATGCAACAGCGCAAAGCCGCTGAGAATGTTCAATTAGTTATCGAAGCACTTAAGAAGATTGATG